CATTTTTAAAATTCCTATAAAAAAGAAGCCCTCCTAGTCCGAAGACCAAGAGGGCAGAAGTTACTACCATGGCGTAGTAGTGAAATTAGTAGTATGCGGTAAGAACGAAATCAGCAACCCCTTTGGGGTCTTTTACGAGCTTATTGTTTTTATTAAGCTCAACCACCTTGTAAATAAGGTGATAGATGTTGTTCATCGGTATATTTCCTATAAAAAACGGGGCTTCTTTGCAGAAAGCCCCACCCCCTGGACTATTGTTTGCCTTTCTTGGCAATGGCGTTATCTGTGTTGAACCGCCGGTAGTAAACCGAAAACTTCGCAAATAGCTTCTCATCGCCGACAAGTAATTGAGCCAAGAAGAAGTCTTTATCTTCTTCAGATAGTTTTTTCAATAGTCCCAGAATGTTCTTCTCATCCCAGCAATTTGCGTCAAGTTTTTCGGGAATGCCGACGTAGACATATCCACGATTATTAAAAGTAGTTGTGATAAACATAGTTACCCCTTTAAAAAGAAGTGTTTGATTCGAGCCAGAAGGTGGCGCCAGAATGACGGTTTCACCTTCTTAAGCTCGGGTGGTAGACGCCCTTCGTAGGGATCGGGGTATGTGTGAGATACCCCGTCCCAGTCGTGCGTGCTAGTGATCTGTTTGTATGGCTCGTTCATTGTCTTCTGAAGTGCAAGCAGGCCAGCGACCATCTCATTCACGGTTATCGATTCCATTGCGTCGCCGTACATCGTCACTCTTCAAAAAATATCGTCCCCAATGCAGTAAACCGTCTCGCCAGGGGATTTATGGTAGCGCTGGTACTCAATCGGTAAGACGGCGATACAGACTTGACCAATCACGCCTTTTTGGCTCTTCACGCCTTCAGCTTGTCCTTCTTTGATCACCTCAACGGCGCCAAGAAAACCCTTGATCTCGTCAGGCATCACTGCCCATCGATTGGATGCCTTCAATCGCTCCACAACGTCATCAGGCAAGTATTGGCGAATGGACTCCAAGTAGCGGATGTAGCGTGCCAAAAAGTCCATGTGGCTCAATCTCAAGGCAATATACGAACCGAACGCCTTTTCGGTGTAGTCCTGGCGTCTTTCGGTCGCCAAGAAATAGACGTCCTTCTTGGTGTCGATTCGGATGAAGTTTGTCTTGATGATCTTTTGTGAGTTATCTGGAATAATCACTCCAAATTGCATTTTTCCTCCCTAAAACTGTAGGTCTTCATCGACCACGATCTCGTTGAATGGGCGCAGCACCTCGTCGACTTCAGTTAAAAACTTCTGGCACCGTTCCAAGGCATCGCTGAGTTCTTTCTCAGTTGGTGTGTAGCGGATCGTCCAGAAGGCAAATCGGCTATAGACGCCAGTTAATCGCGGGTCATAGTCCACAAAGTCCACCCAACGTCTGCCAGTGCATAAACACTGCACGAGCATCTGTGGAATGTACTCAGGTGGAACAACATTCGCAGTGATGCGGCGCAAGTGCGTGGCTGTGTTTGGACACTTGATCTCGATGAGTCCATCAGATCCAACAAGCCCATCAGGGGATGCACCAAACCACTCTATAGAGGGATGACGGACGAAGCCGACCAACTCAACCTCACGCCCAGTCATGAGCGTGTAGGTCTTTCGAGCCTCTTCTTCGTTATCAATTCCCCACTGCATCGCGGAAGTAGTGGGGGTTACGTCCACAATGCCGGTCACACGTTCAGAAACGATTGTGTTGATCAAGTCAAAGTAGGACTTGAGTGGCTGACCATCTCGTTTTGAGACATTGATCACAGCCGCAGCGCGTGACGCAGTCAGGCACCCACATCGATCCGCAAACCACTGATCGTTTTGTTGGTAAGGGTTGGAGTAGTCGTCCATCACTCACCTCGCTGTGCTTTAATCGACAAGGCCTTGAGTTGTTCGTGTTCAGCACTTTGGCGTAAGATGCCCAGGAAGGGGTTCTTTTTGTCTCGTTCAGCCATGAACCAATCCTCATAAGCACCACTATTTGCCTGCGCACGTGCAGTCTCTAAGAAGTCCTCATAGGCTTGTTTGGCATACTGCTTATTGCCGATCGTGATGTAGTCATTAGAACGCCGAACAGGTTGCTGTGGGACGAATCCAACGCCATCGTCATCATCGTCGGTCGCGATTCCAAGTGCTGCGCATAACGAGTATCGACGAGCATAGGTGATCGCACTACCCAAACTTTGGGCGACATTCACACCTTTGGACGCAGGGATCGTGATGAAGCCACAGTGGAGCGATGCGCCATCTTTGTAGTGGATGACTGTCTCGACTGCCACGCCAAGGTTTGTGGTTTCGCCTTGAAGCGTCTGAGTGAGCGACAAACCGTGTTGGTTGAGGATTGGTCGAACGGTCGACAGAATCGATTCAAGGTCGGCATAGTTGATCTTGGTTCCCTGAAGTTTGTAGTACTTGTTTTTCACAATCTTTGGAAACTCAGCTTGAGCTTTACTCAGGGCATCGAAAAGCCCTGCCATAGGTGCATTTTGGTTTTCCATGTTCTCTCCATGTTTAACGAATTGGGTACGGATAATTAGCCTCGATCCAGTGAGCTAATTCAACGCCGTAATTAGCTTTGATGTAGCAGAGCGTTAGGACTAGCAAAAAGAAAAGCGCGATACCGACAAGGAAGGTCAGTTGCTCGCGCTTTGTTTCGTCTGGAAGGCGTCTTCCAGCAAATAGGGTGTAGAGGAAATCAATCATTTTTGATCCTCCTAAAAGAAAAGCCCCGCACTAGGCAGGGCTTTATGAAAATTAACGGTTAAGTACTAGGTGTTTGTATTGAGGCAACTCTTTTACAGAGTAGCCGTGCTTGTCCAAAACAGGCTCTAGCAACTGGAAATTGAGGTCATGGAAGCACTCCCATGCTCTTGGTGCTAGTGGCGACTTTGCGGACACTAAGAAGTGATAGAACGCGTCCTCAATTGGCTTAAAGAGATAGCTTCTCAAATAAACCGCGGTTTGGATAAGCTTCATTTCGTCTTTGCTCAAAACCGCCCCACCATCTTGAGGCGGTGGCGTTACTGGTTCGTCCATTCCCTCTAACAAGTCAGTCGCCTGTAAGAACTTCATCACGTTGATGAAGTCAGTCTTCTTGAGTTCTTGGTAGCGCGGTACTTTAAACCGCTCGTATAGCTCGTGGTAGACACGCTGATAAGCTAAAGAACTGTTCTTAGCTAGTCGACTGACGGCGGTACGCACTAAGTACTGCTGCGTGACATCGATGGTGTCAGAAGGCATTGTGTAGCTTCCAGTCTTGCGGATCGATGGGAGAACTTCAGAGGTGACCCAGCGTTTGAACTCTTTCGCCTTTTCGAGCTTAGAGCCGAAGATGAGGGCGTATAAGCCTGATTCGTTGACGCAGTTCATTTTCTGCTTTCCACCTTGGGTGGAAATAAGAACTTTACAAAGATCTTCAGGGAAAACTAAGTCTAGGACTGATTTGGCTGGCTGAGAATAGCCAAGGGCACGCGCTATGTCAACGGCAACAAATAGTGGTTTTTCAGGCGTTCCAGCTACTCGGATAGATAGACCACTAAAAGAAAAGTTTAGGAATAGATTAGGCATATAAGCCTCCGTTAGATAAATCAAAAACACCAGCCACCAAAAATGCCAATTAATGGTGGGGGGCTTACAGGTTGGCATACCGCTCTAACGGAAACGGCGCATCTAAAGATGCCCTGTAAGCCTTACCCATAGAAGACTTACAGCAAGGGGTTACTTTATTAGTAATCCCTTTTACTCACAAAAAAAGTCGCAAAAGTAGCGACCCAGAAGTGAGCCGTCAGAAGCAGGATGCCAATCCCGACCGTATCTTTTTCATACGGCGCTACTAGTATACCCATAATCCAGCTCCTTTGTAAAGAGCATGTAAAGCAAAGCCCCGCCGAATGGCATGGCTAAATAATCAAATCAGTAAAAAAAGACCACTGTTTTTGCAGTGGCCTGATTAGCTCGTGGTTATTGTTGCTCAAACTCGTTTACTAACTGAGGTTGAGGCTCATCACTATCATCTCCCTCTTGCTTATCATCCGTGCCAAGAAGATCAAGGATGTGGTAAAAACGAGGAATACCTTTAAATTTTTTGACCAACACATTGACCAAGAAGTTTTTTTTTGAAAACAGGAAGAGATAGAATTTCCTGTTTGATCGTATCCGATGAGTAAGTCACTGAAACGGGTCGATCATAAATCTCAGGAATATAGGCTTTGTCTTTGGATACACTATCCACAGCTTTAAAGTACATGATGACTGCGGTGTATAAGTCAGAGCTTTGAGTGTCTTGTTTGAGCTCGTCAATTTTCCCGCGAATTTGGTTCTGCAAAATATTGGCATCACGGCTGTTGAGGTTGATGACCGTGATGGGACTGTTGTTCAATGTGCCAATCGTCCAACTTGAACCAGAATCGTTTGCGATCGGAGTAAGAGTTTTTGAAAACTCTTCAAGCTCCTTTATCCCAATATTGTTTGGTTTTTTCGCGTTCCTCAGAATCCAATCGATCGATGCCTTCATATGATTGAGAAAATCAGCAACCGTATTGAGGTTTGCAATAATTGGAAGAGCAGCTATTGACACCACTTCAAGGTCAATGATGATGCTTCCCTTTGAGACATCACTGACTACGATTTCTTGCTTTCCAATGTTGGGATCAGCCTTGCAATATTCCATGTACAGCTTTGAGAAACTGCTTAACGACAGAGCAAGGTCGTCAAGAGACGGAGGGGTTGAGTATTGATAGTGCAATCTAAACCCATTTTTTTCCATGTCTTGTGTGGTCATGATTTTGGCCTCATAAATTTGTGCTGTCATTGTATGGATATCGTCACGTTTTGTAAAGGGTGATCAGACGCCCGTCCCTATCGATCACTTCTGGTGCTTCTCTCATTCTTTCTCACGAACCGCAATCAGGTAATGGGACTTTATATAAGATGATCACAATTGAAAGAATCCATGGAAGCCCTCAGCTAAATGCTCAGGGCTTCGGTTGACCCTTTCACCCTAGACATCAGACTATTGAATGGCTTTTTGTGCCGTTATCGCACCCATTCAACCCTTAGCACGGTCTTATAAAGACTTTCTAGGATTAGCTCCCTCAGGTCGTAGAGCCTCACTCGCACTCGCCACATTGCCGTATGTGGGTCTTCGCGGTCTGCGCTTAGCGTTGGCTTTTAGTGTCCGTATTGCTAAGCGTAACTCCAAAACAGTGTATTATTTGGTGTAAGTTAATAATACACTTAATTAGAAAATCCGAGAAGATTTTGTTGAGAGTTATGGTGTATATTTTGGTGTGGTTTGATTCACATCAAAAGACACCGATATGACGTTGTTTTTAGTATTGACTTTTCGATGGGTACAAAAAAGGAGACCTGATTAGATCTCCTGAGAAATGGTGAGATGAAAGTTTGGTGCTATGGACGACGACGGCGACGATGCTCGTACATTGTGCCAACAACCTCTAGGCTGTACTCTTGACTGTCGTAGTTTGGATAAATCGCAGAGTTAAGGGATTGTGCCTCAAAGATTTCGCGACCTTCATCGTCATACCCACGTAAAGAGTAACGTTTGAATGCTGCTTGAGGAATCTTGCCTGTTAATGAGCGAACAACGACATAGTCGCCTGCTACTGGAGCAATTTCTGGGTCAATAATGACTAGATCGCCTTCTCTAAATTCTGGGAGCATAGAATCTCCGACAATTCTCAGCCCAAAAGCCTCTTTCGAACACCCAATGTCGATGTCAATCCACTCGTCATAGTGGCAATCGCCGATCTCTGGAAGCTCGCCTGCTTGTACGTTATTTAACACTGGAATCCTCCTGCGTGTCGGATCAAATATATCAACAGTATCCAAGCCTTCAGTTATTGGGCGATCTAGGGTGCCAGGGAGCATATTTAATCGCTGTTCTATCTCTCGAGCAATCTTATCTCCAAAGGACTTTGTCCCTTGAATCATGTCATTGATCTGAGATGGCGATTTCCCCAATATCTCTGCCAGCTTAGATTTGCCCCCAGCTGATACAGAGAACCGACTTAAGTTCTCTCGCCGAATATCTCTAAGCTCTTGTAATACATCTTTGGCTGTCATAACAAGTCCTTTTGGTGAAACGCTCCCATCACAACTGAGGTTACAACAAAGGTGTAAATGACGCAAGCACAAACCAATCCCCCATCTTTAAAATTTAGTGTATAATTCGGTGTAATAAAATAAAACACTACTCCAACTCCAGAGGTTTGAAATGACTCCCAAAGCCATTGAGTACTTTAAGTCTCTTAGCACTGCAGAACGTCGAGGAATTTGCGACAAGGTTGGCATCGACTACATGTGGTTGCGCAACATGATCTATTCCAATCGCTCTTGTAGCGTGAAGGTGGCGCTCCGGATCGAACGCGTCACACAAGGCGCAGTTCGCGCCGAGGATCTTCGTCCAGATTTGAACTGGTTGCTTATTAACACTAAAGAGCTTGATCGCTAGGTGGGCGCATGAGTTTTGCACATATGAAAGCGGTGATGGACTTTGAAGCAGGAGCTGTGACTGGATCCAGACTCTTGCTCTTGGTCTACCTCGCAAATTGTGCCAATGACCAAGGAAAGTGTTGGCCGTCAAAAGCCCAGATCTTTGAGAAAACAGGGATCACCGACAAGACATTCAGAAAGGCATTAGCTGATCTGGAGGCTATCGGTGCGGTTTCTGTTGAGCGAAAAACAGGCAGAGGGATCGTCTACACGGTCGCACTACCCACTGGAAAACTCCAGTCACTGGAAAAATCCAGTGGGAGTAGCGGGAAAATTCCAGTGGGGTCACTGGAAAATTCCAGTGGGGTCACTGGAAAATTCCAGTCCAAATCTATAAATAACCTATCAACTCTCAGTCAAGAACCTATAAATAGCAATTCTTCTGATGAATCGGTAGTTCCTAACTCTCAGATTGACCAACCAAGACGCAGATCTTCCAAGCCTTCGATCCAGAAACCAGAAGGTGTGAAGCAATCAGTGTGGGAAGAATGGATGAAGTTGAAGACGGCTCGAAGTCGAGTGTTCAACCAACACATGGTTGATGCAATCGTTCGAGAGGCTTCTAAAGCAAATATGACGACCGAAGAAGCCATGGTTTGCCAACTTGAAAACGGTTGGCAGGGCTTCAAGGCTGAATGGGTGGCTAATAAACATCAATCCACAAAGTCACTCAAGAACGCAGACGTCACCGAGATGGACTCGTGGGACGCCATCTATTCATAGGAGGAAATTATGGGACTACAAAAGGCTAGCTTGAAGTTATCGGGGCTCAATATGCCTCAAGAACCAATTAAGGTCGTTATGCCTAAGCTCATCGACAAGGTGCATCACTGCGATATCCACGGCGACGTGCGAGTGTGTGTCGAGGAAGGGCAGGAAACGTCATGCCCGATCTGTGAGCAGGAAAAAATCCAGAAAGAAACAGAACTCAAAAAACTACGCTCAGAAGAACACTTTCGACACAAACAGTTGGTCTTTTTCTTGGGAGACGAACCGTTCTCTTTGGTTGATAACAATCAGACATTCGAGACCTACAAACTCACGGCAACTAAGAACCCAGACCACCAGAAGCACGCTTTCAATGTCGCCAAGAGATTTGCCGTTAACTTCTCTAAGCGCAAAAAGGAAGGACGGGATAGAAGCAAGATCGGGCTGATCTTCCATGGCATCTACGGCGCAGGTAAAACACACCTCGCTAGTGCTATCGCCAACGAGGTAGCCAAGCAGGGCTATATCCCTTACTTCTGGACAACACGTTGGCTCTTTTGCTTGTTTAAAAACGGCGCAGATTTGTCGCACTTCCGCTTGATGAACTTTCTCACGGAATGCCCGCTATTGATCTTGGATGAGGTCGGACGTGGTGCAGGCAGCGAATTTGAGAGCAACTTGCTCATCGAACTCCTCGACGCCCGCGCTCGACTTGGTAACCCAACCGTCCTCATTACCAACCTTACTGGCGAACAGTACAAAGACATGCTCGGTGGCGCAATCACTAGCCGAACACAAAGCCTTTTTTATCGCGTCCAGTTTGACTGGGAAGACTACCGCAAAAAGCAAAGCCTGAAAGACTTGCCGATTGAACAGATTTTTTGATGGAGAGAACAATGACCGAAGAAACGCCAGCGCAGAAGCCTTTTGACAACCCTTGGAAAGCATGTTGCATCGAGGGATGTTGTATCAGCCCTAGCATCATACGTAATGGGCAGGCTTATTGCTCGTTCCATGTCGACCGAACATATAAGCAGTGTGAACTCATCTCGGCAAAGCTGAAGAACCCTTTAGTGATTCCGCTCGTCAAGATCGCGCACATCTATGAACAGTCGCATGATGAACTGGATCAATCCTTCTTATGCAATGAATTTAATGCCTATGCCCAACGATTGAACGACAGTGAGCAACTTAAGCTCCAGTCCAACCCGAACTATATCCCAATGTTCGTGGACGCCACGTTGATGCCTGAGGAAGGCGCCGACTACGTCAAGGCCAACCCGCTTAATCGCCTATTCAAGGCTTTTGAAGAATTGGTCGAGTACGAAAACAACCGCCAAAAGGAGGAATCGGTCGTCCAGTCTGTCTCTAAGAAAACCGTCGATGCCATCAGGTTGATTCGTCAGAAATTCCCACCAACCAGTGGTGCTATGGATGACCAGCCACTATGAGTTATCGCGTGTACGACTATGACGAATACGATCCTCGAGAAGACAATGCCTGGGGCGTATTTTATCGGTTTGAGGACTTTGTGAAGGACTACAAGGACAAGCTTGCCTTCTTAGAAGACAAAACCGACAACGGTTGGCATCTACTCCATCTCAGTGGTGAGATCAATGACGGCGTCTTCTTTAGTTACGAGGATGCCGAAATGGGGATCTATGACGTTACCGAAACGCTGAGGGAGGTGCAGGCAGAAAAGACGGACTTGGGCTTTGTCTTGACGGCTGAAGAAAAACAACTCGCTATTGATTTTTTAACTAGGGTGAAACCCCTTCTTGATGACCTCTACGAAACCGCGATTCAAGAAGCAACTGAAAGAGGGGCTTTTAGCTATGACTGAACTCCAAAACACAAACATCGCCAATCCAGTGGACTTTGACGCTGAAGACCGAAAGGTGTTGCGGGCTATGTCTTACCAACTTTCGACACTTCAGAAGTTGGTCGATGACGTGAAGTCGCAGAACAAGGCTGCTTGGGAATGCGTCCAGTGGCTCAACATCGCAATCATTGTGCTTCTCCTTATTGTGCTGACTCTTGCAATCACATTCTCTAGGAGTATCAATGCTTTTTGAGATGAGCGAACGTGACTATTCCATCATGGCTGAACACAAAAACTCAGACATGTGGATCCAGGGCTACACCGATGCTCGTGAGACGCCAGTGATTACAGACTGGAAGTCGGACGACATCAACAAGCTCAAGGGAGAAGACTTGGAGGAGTACCTTAAAGGATACGAGGCAGGTATGGTCGAGCTTACTCGCCTCGTCATGCTTTGTGGCAAAAGGGCTAATTACGACAAGTGGCGACCTACACGCAGAAAGATTAAAAGGAGAAAACAATGATTAAGTTTGAGGTTGAAGGAGAGGTTGTGCCAAAGGGACGCCCACGCTTCACGCGCACTGGTCACACCTATACCCCAATCAAAACTGTGGTCTACGAGCAACGCGTAAAGCATGCTGCCCGAAAAGCGATGGGCGACTTGGAACCGTTCGATGAGCAAATTCAGCTTGAGATCAGAATTGGCATGCCAGTGCCAAAGTCTTGGAGTAAGAAAAAGCAACTTGAAGCCCTGACCAAGCCTCATACCAAGAAGCCTGATCTGGACAACCTCGTGAAGGCAATTCTGGACGGCATGAATGGCGTCGCCTATAGAGACGATTCCCTTATCTACAAGTTTTCGGCGTACAAGGCCTATGCCCTTGAGCCGTCCGTTGAGGTCACGATCTATACGGCTCGTGAGCTTGAAGCATTAATGTTTGGAGGAAATCAGGATGGAAAGTGAAATTAATTTGCCAGAAGTGTGGCTACGCATGCGCAATGAGTTTGGTGAGAACTACCCTCGTGAAGGTAGTCGATGCCTATTCCACCTCTATAGCCGTGCGTCTTTTCGCTATGAGAAGGACGCTGACCGAACACGCCACGCTAAACGCACGACAAATGGACGCTTCATGTTCGACATCCGTGCGTATGGGTATCGCTACGGCTTGAGGGTGTACTTGCCAGAATATAGCTGTTCGGTGTCGGTCAATGACGTTCAGGCTTGGGTGCATGCCGCAGGGCCCGACTACTACAACGGTTATGGTCGTGATGGGGAAGAGAGCTTTTTGAAGAACTAAGGGGCGACGGATGGACGAACTGGAGCGGTTATTGCAAAACTGGGGGCGATGGGCACGAGAAGGGTCTAACCATAGAAACGTCTCTAGTACGCTCGTCATCATCAACCGATTGAAGCTCTACTCCAAAGGAGAAAACGATGAGGAGCAGGTCGAGAAACCCGTCTCCTGCTCTTCGCCACCTCCAGATGAAGCAGATGCCATAAGGGTAGACAAAGCCTTTTGCCAGTTGCCTTCTATACGCGTTGACGACCGACAAGGACGCGATCTCTTGCGCACTATGTACCTTAAGCCGTGGGTGAGCTTTCCAAGCGCATGCCGACGGGTTCGAGTGTCAACTAAAAAGGGCAGGGAACTCATGGAGAAGGCACGGCAAAGACTGGGGTATATTCTTGATTCAGAATCGCCCCCTACCTATTAACGACAATTTGTAGATATGGTATACTTCAGTTATCAATTGTTGACTCTCATAAGAGCAGACCTTATGACTAACGAGCGCCGGGGGCGCTTTTGGCATGCCTGAAGAAAACAGGATGCTCGTTAAGGTCGAGCCGATGAAAAACGAGATTGGTACTAGTGGTTGTATGTCTGGGTGATCTCCAGAACTCTCCTTTGAGCCCTGCAGGTAGAAATACTTGCGGGGCTTTTTCTATTGGTCTTTACATGCCGTTAATGAAGTTATGCGGATATCCGGGGTGTGGTCAGCTCATCCCTCAGGGTGAGAACTATTGCCCGCTCCACAAGAAGAAGGCAGCAGAAAACAAGAAAGCCTACCAAGCTCAACGCGAAAAACAAAGAACTTGGTCTACAGGTACTTCAGCTCAACGTGGCTATGGGTACCGATGGCGTCAAGCCCGACAAGCCTTCTTAAGGCAACATCCCTTCTGCATTGAGTGCGAGAAGAGAGGTATCATCAAGCCAGCGACCGACGTAGACCATATCAAACCACACAAAGGCGATATGGCTCTCTTCTGGGATCAAAGCAACTGGCAACCTTTATGCCATACATGCCATAGTAAAAAGACCGCCAGAGAAGATGGTGGCTTTGGGAACAGCGAACTATGAAACGAGATTGGAATATTATCCGAGACCTATTGAAGGCGACAGAGGAAGATCGTTTACTTGAGTTCCTCGATGACAAAGACGCTGAGGTGGATCGCGCTAGCACTGAAGCGGAGCGTGAGAAACTAGAGAAGATCAGTTCTAATTACTATGGTCATCTAGAGCTCCTTATCGATGATGACGCTATTCGCGGCATCACGGTTGATTGCTCGAACCTTGGGAACTGGAGCTATGGTTCTGGTCGTCCAAGGTTATCCACGTCTGGCTTTGACTTGCTCGATGCGCTGCAGTCCAAGACTGTGTGGGCGCGAGTGAAGGATTATGCCAAAGAGAACACACTACCGATCACTGGCGCATTGGTTCGTGAGGTTCTATTAAGAGCCATACAGTCACAGATTTAATAAAGCATATTTGTAATACAGAAAATGGGAGGGGCGGGTCAAAAGTCGCGCCGATAGCGCTCTAGACCGCGCCCTAACCCAATTTTTTGTGCGTGCAAAATTCTGAGCGGGTTTTTTCCGAAAGGGGAAGCCCGCTTTTTTGTGGAGGTTTTTGATGGGACGACCACGGAAAAGTGACGCTGAGAAAGCAGCTCGTGGGACTTTGCAACCATCACGAACACTCAGCGCTCGACATAAAAACATGTTGTCGAGTGACGCCACGCTCATCGCGACAGAGCCACCAAGTGGGCTGACGAAAGACGCGAGAGACGCGTGGCAAATCGCCGTCGCCTTTACTCCAAAAGGTCTCTTAACTCCTACGGACGCGCCGATTCTGGAGCGATGGTGCAGAAATTATGCGCTCTATCGCAAGTACCAAAAACGGTTGGAGTCCAGCACCACCAGTCTGATTCTCGTTACCGAAACATCGACGGGCGCGAAGAAGGAATACATCAACCCCTTATTTACAGTCCTCGATCAGATCGAGAAACGACTAGTCATGCTAGAGAAGGAGCTTGGGTTCACGCCAGCTTCGCGCGCGCGTGTGAGGGCGCAAGTTCCTGAGGAAGAAGAAATAGATGAGTTCTCCAACTTCTAAAGACTATTTGGCCATCGCCAATAAGTACATCGACGACGTGCTTAATGGGGTAATTCCAGCCAAGAAAGAGGTGCGTTTAGCGTGCAATCGACAGAAGAAGGACTTGGTTAAGTACGGCAAAAAGAACTCTGTCTATTACTTCAACGAGGATGAGGCAAATCGCATCTGTCGATTCATCGAGCTACTTCCGCACACCAAAGGTGAGTTGGCGGGGCAACCGATCAAGCTTGAACCGTGGCAAGTGTTCATTCTGACAACGGTTTTTGGGTGGAAGCGCAGGGTAGATGATGGTCGCCGTTTTCGTCGCGTGTACATCGAAGTGCCGCGTGGGAATGGGAAAAGCTGTCTGTCTAGTGGCGTTGCTCTCTATTGTCTGGTAGCAGATAGGGAACCAGGGGCAGAGGTCTATTCCTTTGCTACGACCCGAGATCAGGCAGGCATTGTGTTTGGTGACGCCAAAGTGATGGCGCAGAAGTGCGCTGCTTTACGAAAGAAATTCGGCTTGGAAGTACTGGCGCATTCCTTATATGTCAAGGACACCAATAGCACCTTCCAAGCGAAGAGTGCTGAAGGCTCGACATTGGACGGCTTGAATACGCATCTAGCCATCATCGACGAGCTTCACGCCCATAAGACACGAGACGTTTATGACGTGGTGGAAACGTCCCTTGGGAAGCGTCGTTCATCGCTCCTCTGGTGTATCACCACAGCGGGTTTCAATACTTCTGGCATCTGCTACGAAGTACGAACAATGGCACGAAAGGTGCTTGAGGGTAAGGTCAACGACCCAACTCAGTTTGCCGTGATCTACGGCATTGATGATGAGGATCCTTGGGACGATGAGAAGTCCTTGATCAAGGCTAACCCCAACTGGGGCATTTCTGTGAGGCCTGAGATGATCACCTCGCTCTTGCAGAAGGCGAAGGCTCTTCCCTCTTCTATTAACAACTTCAAGACAAAGCATCTGTGTGTCTGGTGTGCAGCCGCAAGCGCATGGATGGACATGGCCAAGTGGAACGCTTGTGCCGTCCCTGAGCTGTCGCTCGATGACTTCATTGGGGCGCCCTGCTTCATTGGTCTTGACCTTGCGGCAAAGAACGACATCACAGCGAAGGTATTGGTTTTTCCTATGGACGGCGGTAACTACGCAGTCTTTGGGAAGTACTACCTCCCTGAAGTTGCTATTCATAACGGCACTAACGCCCAGTATTCAGGGTGGGCAGCCGAAGGGTTGATCACTGAGACCCAAGGCGCAGTCACCGACTTTGAGCAGATTGAAGCTGACCTCAGAGAGGATCTCTCCACCTTTGATGTTCGAGCGGTCGCGTATGACCCTTGGAACGCCACTCAGTTGGCCACGCGTCTAGCTAACGATGGGGCGCCAATGGTGGAGTTTAGGAACAGTGTGATGAAGCTTTCTCAACCGATGAAGACGCTTGAAGCCCTCATCCAGGGCAAGCAGATCACCCACAACGGTGATCCAATTCTCACTTGGATGATGAGCAACGTGGTGGCGAAGGTCGACGCCAAAGACAACATCTTTCCTCGTAAGGAAGTCAATGCCAACAAGATTGACGGCGTTGTGGCGACCATTATGGCACTGGGTGTGGCTCTCGAAAACCCTGTGGTGACTATGGACTTTGACGGAGAAGACGACCCCTTCTCTGGATTTGAGTGGTAACTATGTTCTCTAAATTCACAAATTGGATTACTTCTTGGGGAAGTGGTCTCTCGACTGGAAAAGGTCAGCAGATCACAGCACCTCAGCAAGTCATCTTTGATCACCTCGAAAACGTTGGGACAGACCGTGCCCTTCAAATCGCTGCGGTCTTTGCTTGTGTGGAGCTCTATGCCAACACGATAGCTAGTCTCCCGATTTTCGTATACCGCGACAAGGCGGATGGACACCGAGAGGAAGAGCGAAAGCACCCACTATGGACGCTTCTGCACAAGCGTCCTAATGCGTGGATGACTCCTTCTGACTTCAAGGCGACGCTAGTCGTTAACTACGTCCTGCGGGGCAACGCCTACGTGTTGATCCACTGGAACAAGAACGGTCAGCCCATCGCGCTTGAACCGCTCCCCGCGGAGCAGGTGACGGTCTCGATGGTTGATGGTGAGCTTGTCTACAAGTTCCATCAGGACGGCAAGGACACCTACTACCAAGCTAAGGACATCGTCCACTGGAAGGGGGCAGGCAGCGGCATCGTTGGGCTCTCCAAGATCGACTACATGCGTGCCTCTCTATCGGAATCGGTTAATGCGCAGATGAATGCGACGCGCCTTTTTGGGGCTCGATCTAAGCCCTCTGCAGTACTCCAAACCGACATGGTTTTGAGTGCTGACCAGACCAAGGAGGTCGTGAAGCGATTTAAGAGCATGGTCGAGTCCGGTGGCTCTCTCGTGATTGCCGACCGTGGCTTAAAGTACACCCCGATGTCTCTCACCCCTCAGGACGCGCAGTTGCTCGAGTCTCGTCAGTTCTCGGTTGAAGAGATCTGTCGTTGGTTTGGAGTACCGCCAGTGATGATTGGGGGCAGTGGCACGACCACTTGGGGGAGTGGCATCACGGAAATCAAACGAGGCTTCCACAGTCTCTCTCTCGCTCCTATGTGCAAGCGCTTTGAAGAAGCCTTTGCGCTGAAGTTGGTTAAGGCAGAAGAAGACCTAACCATTGAATTTAACTATGACGCTCTCTTAAGAGCAGACCCACAGACACGCGCTCAGCACGAAGCAACGCTAGTCCAGAACGGAATCATGACGCGTAACGAAGTGCGGCAGCTTGAAAACCTCCCACCGATGCCAGGTGGAGATGTACTCACCGTCCAAAGCAACTTGGTGGCGATCGACAAGGTCAGCCAGATCGGTGAAGGGTCGAACACTCAGGGTTCTAACGACGGATCCACGATTAAACAGTGAGGCAACTATGGCAATGGAAATTAAGGCCGTAAATCTTGAAAACGTAAGTGTTGAAGGCCGAACTATTACTGGCTACGCATCTGTGTTTGGTGGCGTGGATTCTTATGGCGACACCATCCATCAAGGGGCTTTTGCCGAAGCTTTGAAGAAGTACGGCACCCCGAAGATGTTCTTCAACCATGAAACGCAAGACATCCCGATTGGGAAGTGGTTAAGCGTCGAGGAAGACGAGAAGGGTTTGAAGGTCGTCGGTGAGATTGGTACCGCGAACCCGAACAGTGAAAACATCTTGAAGGCCATTCAAGAGGGCGTTGTAGACGGTCTCTCGATTGGCTTTTTTTTGGATCGTGATGGCTACGAGTACAAGGATGATCAAGGTCGAGACATCACCAAGGTTGCTCGACTTCATGAGATTTCAGTGGTGACTTTCCCTGCCGATAACTCTGCACGCATCGCCGAAGTGCGCTGTGAAGAGATCAAAGACCAGCTTAAGGAAGTCAAAACAGAACGAGATTTGGAACACGTCTTGAGGGATTTAGGACTGTCCAAGAGCCTAGCTCAAGCGCTATGGGCGAAGGCAAAGGACGTAATAAATGCTCAGAGGGATTCTGAGGATGTTACAGCGTCTCAACTTGAAAAGGCAGCCGACCTTGTGGCACGCCTCAACAATTTAACGAAGGAATAATGTAATGTCCGAAATTGAAAATTTAACTGCCCAGTTGGAGAAGGTCTCCAAGCAACTGGACAACACGGCATCTTCTGCTGACGTGAAATCGCTTACGGAAAAGCAAGAACAGTTAGCCAAGCAAATCGCCGATCTTGAACAGAAGAGCGTCAAGCCTGCCAACTCTGGTAAGGATAGCCCTCTTTCTTTAGGTGAACGCTTCACGAAGAGCGAAGCCTATACGAAGTTCTTGGATACGAATGCTCGCACCGAAATCACGCTCGAAACGCGTGGTGATCCGATGTTGACTGGTACGGCCGCACCCGGCGTGATCGTTCCGTACTACAAGCCTGGCATCGTTGAGCAGGCCACCCGCCCGTTGACGATTGAAGCCCTCTTCACGAATATCCCGATCTCAACCAACTCCTTTGTGTATCAGCGTGAAGAACCTGCTTCTTTGAAGGCAGCGATTACGAAGGAAGGTGCTGAGTATCCTGAATCGTCCGTGAAGCTCTCCTCGAAGCAGGGCAACATCTATGACGTCGCGCACTCTGCTCGAGTGTCTCGTCAGTTGATTGCTGATCTTCCTGCCTTCTCTGCCTTCTTGAATAAGCGTATGGCCTATGGCGTCAATCGCGCTGTGGAAGATGAGTTGGTGAAGGGTGATGGTTCCGACCTCCACTTAGCGGGCTTGTTGCACGAAGGCAACTATGTGCCTCACGGTGCTAAACAGGCCGCTTTTGGTACTGCCACTCCTAACCTGACCGACTTGCTCTTCTTTGCCTCTACGAAAGTTGCCGTGGCTGGTGGCTACGTCAACTGCTACTTGGTCAACCCGATGGATTGGTTCAAGTTGAGCATCTTGAAGGATTCGACTGGTCAGTATCTGGTCGACACGGCTAAGGATTCTGGCATCTCCTACTTGCGTGGTATCCCTGTGGTTCAGTCTCAGGCTATTCCCGAAGGTAAGTTCCTCGCCATTGATACCGTCCAGTACGGTACGATCTACAACCGAGAAGAACTCACGATCGAACTCTTCAAGGAAGACCGTGACAACGCCGTGCGTGGCTTGATCACTGTCGTGGCAACTCGTCGCCTTGGCTTTGCAGCTGAAAATCCTGCTATGGCTTGTGGTGGCGATTTGATCCTCCCGACGGCTTAATTAGCCGACTAACCAAGAGAAGCCCTACCTGATGGTGGGGCTTTTCTTCAGGGGTGTACCTATGAAAATCGAAGTTAAACGAGGGCTCATGTCTCTAGTGGGCACTTTTAAGGAAGGCGACATTGTGGACATCGCCGATGTCTATGCCAACAACTTGATCAAAGCAGGTTACGCCGTGCCTTACAAAGAAACCATTTTGGTCACGAAAGAGGTAAAGGATGCCAAGCCTAGTAACTCTCGCCGAAGCAAAGGCGCATCTCAGGGTCGAGCACAATCTTGATGACGCTCTCATTATGGGGCTGTGCGAAGCGTACAGCGATCAGTGTGAGCACATGCTTGAGCGAAAGGTGCTGGGTGAAGGTGGGTTGGTTGAAACGGTTGATGGTGTACCTTGGGGCATCAAACTGTGGATCCTGGCACACGTCAATACCTCGTATGAGAACCGTGAGAGTGCAGGGACTCAGGAACTGAAGACCTATACGCACTTAGGCGGGCTACTCGATCCATTTAGACATTGGGAGCCACTCGATGATTCTACCGACCGTTGGTGAGCTTAATGAACGAGCGACGCTCTATCGCGTTGAGTCCGTCCCTAATGGGGATTGGGAGACCAATAATAAGCGTCATTTGATCGCGGTTGTTTGGGCAAAGGTCGAGGTCATTGGCGGGTCTCAGTACTTGGACTCCATCAATACCGAGAGTGCCGTCACGCATCGCGTCTATGTGCGCTACGTCAAGGGCTTCTCCAGTCCATTGGACTTACAGCAACTCACAGAAATAGACATCGATGGCTTCACTTATCGTGCCAAGCGCATCACCGATGTCAACAACGTCCATCGCTTCACGCTCATTGAGTGTGAGCAGTGGCAGGCGGTAACTGAAGATGGCAATTGAGTTCACCTTAGATAAGCCGATTAACTTCCCTCAGCTTGATAACAAGGTTATTAAAAAGGGGTTTAGGAGTGTCGGTCGAGAGGTCACCAAGATCGCTCGTAAGAACGTCAGTCGTCGAGGCGTCGTCTCGAAGCCTGGGGAGTTTCCTGGGCTTCACTCTGGTCAGCTACGCAAAACCATTAAAGCTCGAGTTTCACGCTCGGGCTTTTCTGTTTTGGTGAAGAGCTTTCCTACTGAGGCGGCTGACTATCCCTACTACGTGTTCTATGGGCACCGTGCGCCATATGCAGATCGCGTGGCAGGAGGGAAACAAGACCGACGGCAGCACGGTAAGAAGCGCGTCGGTGACAAGGTTGCAGCGCCTCGAGCCAACTGGATCACTGCGGCTGCGGATACCTATGAACGTACTCGCTATGGCGCAGCGATGAACAAGCTCGTGACCGAGGCCATTAAATCAGGAGTGATTTTGGGATGAAGTTAAGACCTGTCATCGAAAGGTTGCGACAACGATGCCCGAGCTTAAAAGGCAGGGTTGGTGGAGTTGCGCAATACGCTATGTTGGAGTCCACCACAAAGTTAACAATGCCATATGCCTTTGTCGTTCCTTTAGGGGAAACGGCTGAGTACTTCAGCATGGCATCCGCTCAGTCATACCGTCAGACCGTGGAGGCACAGTTTGGTGTGTTGCTTTTTCTCTCCCTGAAAGGCGACAGCCGAGGGTATGACGCTTTTGAATTTTCACAAGACATCCGAGCAGAGGTGTTCAAAGCCCTGCTAGGGGCATGTCTACCAGAAACAGATGAGATCACTTTTGATCAAGAGGTGATCTTTGATGCGAACAACGCCCGACTGGTTATCCAGTGGGAGTTTAACGTGCCCTACGACATCGTGGACGAGGAAACCGCACACGGTGAAGTGTTGGAGCAATTGCCAGAGTTGGAAGGTATTGACTCTCAAATCGATCCAGCCCCGGCTGATTGGGTCGATGGTGTGCCCGTTTCTTTTCACTTTAACAACTCTAAAGGAAGCTAAAAAGTGGCTATTTCTTATAACACGATTCCAGAGAACATTAAAGTTCCTCTGTTTTACGCCGAAGTGGACAACACTCAGGCGAACACTGGCGCCAACGATCTGGTGGCGCTCGTTATTGGTCAGATGACCGAAGGCACTGCAGAGGCAGGCAAGCCCGTGTTGGTCTCTAGCGACAGCCAAGGCAAAGAATACTTTGGTCGTGGCTCGATGATCGCAACGATGCTCACTGCCTACTACAACAACAATGCAGTTGGTCAGGTTTGGGCGCTTCCGCTGGCTGATCCGAAGGGTGGCTCTAAGGCATCTGGCACGTTTACCTTCACTGGCACGGCAGGGTCTGCGGGTACTGTCTTCGCGTACATTGGCGCAACTCGCGTGGCTGTGGCAGTTGCTCAGGGCATGACTGCTAAGGAAGCATCTGAAGCTTTGGCTGCCGCAATCAACGCTAATCAAGATCTCCCTGTGGTGGCCAAAGCCACCGAAGGCAAAGACCAGTCCGTGGTGACGGTTAACGCCAAGAACGCAGGTGTGCTCGGTAACGATATCAAGCTCTCGCTCAACTTCAATGGCGTTGCGTCTGGTGAAGTGTTGCCTGAAGGCTTGATGGTCGAGGTCTCCAAGGTTGCAGGTGGCGCAGGCTCGATCGCCTTTACTGGAGTGAAGACGGCTCTCGGTGATGAACAGTACGACTTCATTGCCTTCCCTTACGCTGACCTTTCCCTCTTGAATGAGTTCAAGTTGGAGATGAACGACTCGACTGGCCGTTGGTCGCCGATGCGCCAAATCTATGGTCACGTCTACAGTGCGAAGCGTGGTGCCGTTCAGGATCTTATCTCCTTTGGTCAAGGGCTTAACGATCAGCACTTGACTGTGATGGCCGTTGAGCCTGGCATGCCAAATCATCCAGTGGAAGTTCTCGGTGCTTATGTGGCTAAGACGCATCAGGCCATCCAGAACGATCCCGCACGTCCGACACAGACCTTGGAATTGGCAGGGATCTTCTCGCCGAAGCCTGGCGAACGATTCATCCTCAACCAAAAGCAGACGTTGCTCTCTAAGGGTATCGCTACCAATGCTTGTAGCAATACAGCCGTCATGATCGAGCGCGCCATTACGACTTATCAGGTTAACTCCTTTGGTGTTGCCGATACATCGTATCTCGACAGCGAAACCCTCCACACCTTGGCATACATCATCCGTCGCTTGAAGAGCGTGATTACTTCCAAGTTTGCTCGCTACAAGTTGGCTAATGACGGTACGAAGTTTGGCGCAGGGCAGGCGATTGTTACGCCGAGCATCATCAAAGGCGAAATTCTTGCTGAATACGCCAAACTTGAAGCCGAAGGCATCGTTGAAAACCTTGACGCCTTTAAGAAGGCGCTCATCGTTGAACGCAGTGCTAAGGATCCCAATCGCATCAACGTGCTATTGCCACCCGACTTGGTCAATCAGTTGCGTGTCTTTGCCACGTTGGTTCAATTCCGTTTGCAGTACTAATAGGAGTCTAAGAACATGGCAAAACGTATTGCAGGTATCTGCTATGTGACGGTTGACGGCACGCAGTTGGAGCTTAAGAGCGACACTGGGCTTGAAGTCCAGATGTCCGAAACCGTCAAGACGGCCATCATGTCTAGTAATGGCACAACGTACTATCAAGAAGTCCCAACTGAGCAGTACATCAGTGGTGAATTCGTCGTGCCGAAGGATTTTCCGTTTGACAAGCTTGAAACAGGGGATGACATGACCATCACGGCTGAATTAGCCAACGGCGTGGTTTATACGCTCTCTGGCGCTTTCGTGGCTGACGGTTTGACCTTCAGCGCGACTGGTGGCACTGTCACCTTGAAGTTCGTTGGTAACAAGGCCGTGAAGTCCTAAGAGGTGTCGACATGATGAAAGAACGACGCGTCGTAACGCTCCCTCTCCCGTATGCCATCTACCAAGGTGACAACGAGATTACGGAGCTTTCTATCGTTGAGCCTCGCTTCTCTGACTATAAAGCCTATGGTTTCATTGCCAATGGCGAAAACATCAACATGGAAGCCATGTTTGATCTAGCCAGAAAGTGCACTGGACTCCCGCCATCGACGATTGACCAGTTGGAATCTCCCGAAATAACGAAAGTGATTTCGGTTCTAACTGGTTTTTTCGAGCCCTCGGACGAGTCGACGACCCACAGCAACTAAGGAATGTTGTGTTTAATCTCGCTAGGTTTTGGCGTATGTCTCCTAGCGAGATTGACGATCTGCCTATTTCTAGTGTGATCGAGTACTGCGAACAAACACAACGCATCATTGATGAGGAAACGAAAGCATGGCAGACAAAACGCAGACCTTAACCGCCCGCTTAAAGCTCGTCACGTCCGATTTTAATAAGCACATCAATGAGGCCACCAAGAAGATCAAGATCATTGATCGTTCCTTCAAGGAGGTCTCTGATCGTGCGGGGGCAATTGGCCGAAAATTAGCGATCCCTTTTAGTGCCTTATCTGGCATTGGCGCAATCTCCATCAAGGGGGTGGTCAGCCAGTTCGTCACCTTAGGGGATTCGATCGACAAGGCGGCAATTCGCGCAGGTGTGACGACTGGAGCGCTCCAACGCTTACGGGTAGCCGCTCAACTGAGTGGTATGAGTGCGGAGCAGATGGACAAGGCACTCTCTAAGCTCACCTACCAGATGGGGCAGGCGTCCGCAGGGAATAATGACAACCTTGTGACAATGTTCAAGTCCTTAGGAGTCCAGTGGAAAGATAGCACTGGGAAAGCGAAGGACGCTGCGTCTGTGATGCGCGAATTGGCTGACGCAGTCAAGGTCAACACGGATCCCACGAAGCGTCTTCAGATGCTCACTGGCATTTTCGGGGATAAATTAGCCGCATACCTAGTGCCAGCCCTACAAGATGGGGCGGAAGGGCTTGATGCCATGGCTAAACAAGCTGATGAGCTTGGGTTGGTCATGTCGAACAAAGACGTCAAGGCAGCAGCCGCTTTGGGCGACAAGATGGAACTGTTCAAAGGGGTACTAGAGGGCATCACCTCGAAGGTTGGTGCTCGATTGTCTCCTACTTTGATGAAGCTCATCGACAAGCTCCAAGCGCTCGTGTTGGCTAACAAGGAAATCATCACGACCAAGATCTCTGAGGCGATTGAATCGATTGCTCGTGCAGTCGACAAAATCAACTTTGAAGAGGTCATATCGCAGATTTCTTCCTTTATTCGCTATGCAGTGAAGGGGATTGAAGCGGTTGGTGGTCTTAGCACCATCGTGAAGGTTTTCGCAGGGATTATGGCTGCACGTGGCGTGATCGCTATCGCCAAGATGACTTCTGCGGTCGTCTCCTTTGGTGTCGCACTCTATGGTGTAGTGGGGATTCCTGGGCTGGTGGTTGCAGCAATTGCTGGCGCAGCTTACCTGATCTACAAACACTTTGACAAAATCAAAGCCGTGGCCACGAAGGTGTGGGCTGGCATCTCTGGCTTCCTGAAGGAACGTTGGGGCATCGACTTCAACGCCGCTTTCAAGGGGTTAAGTGATCGTTTCGGCTCGCTCTTTAAGAGCATTGGCATCGATTTCTCCTCCTTTAGCTCCTTCTTTACGAGCTCTTGGGACGCAATTTGCCGTTACGTGAGCAACCTCTGGAAGGACAGTGGGGGAAACATCTTTAAGTTCATTGCGAGCTACTTAAAGGACGTTGTCAAGGTCATTATGGGCGCTTGGAAAGCCCTTTTTGGCTTCTTTGGTGACCTCTTGGCCGAGCCAATCGCCAAAGCAAAAGCGGCCTATTTATCGTTCGAGGACTTCTGCATAAACCTCGTGAAGAAGATTGGTGAAAAGTTTGCCAGTCTCTTCACTGGCATAGCCGACATGTGGCGAAACGCCTTCACAAAGGCCGCGTCCTGGCTCCCTGATTGGATGACAGGAGGCAATAGCACAGGCGTCAACGTGAATGTGGCTAATCCCGCCGTCATGTCGATGGCAAGCCCGACATTCCCGAATGCAACTCCGCAGGGGATGAAGGGTGAGGTCACCGTGACGGTTCGCGCAGCCGATGGCGCAACTGCGTCCGTGGACGAAATCCGTGGCCGTGGTGGTGATTTGGTCGTTAATTCAGGTGGTTCTTACGACTTTTAGTCCTTGGTCGTAAGAAGGTGTATTGGGTTGGTCTGGGGAAACCTAGACTGACCTTTTTTTATCAGTGAAGGCAAATAAATGGCTACTAAAGCTCAAGAACAACTGCGCACTGCGTCGTTTCGAGGCGTGACCTTCAATGTGTTGGAGACTAGCCACACGGTTGGCCGTCGTGTCATCGTGCATGAGTACCCTAATCGAGACGTGCCCTTCGCCGAAGACATGGGGCGATCTGCCAAAACCTTCACAATTACTGGTTTTTATTCTGGCTATGACTACATCAAGCAGATGAAAGCCCTTGAAGAGAAGATGCAGATGAAGGGCACAGGGGAATTGATCCATCCTTGGGCTGGTCGCCTGATGGTCGTCCCTCAGAATGCCTCGATTAAGTACTCTCAAGCCCTCTTGCGTGTAGATTTTGACCTCACTTTTACCGAAAGTGGGGAGCAAAAGTTCCCTGATGAAGGGGTAAACACGAGCTATTTGGCAAAAAAGAGTGCAGAAAACCTCTTTAATACCTCGCTCAGTCACCTCTACAACACCTTGACCATCGGTAGCGCTCAAGACTTTGTGAAGTCGACTGTGGCTAAGAACATTAACAAGATGCTTGGCATCGATTCCATGACGGTTGTCAACCAGCTTTTTGGGATTTCTGATGCCCTGGCGTCTTTTATGAGGGATGGGCTGGCGCTTTTGAGCAATAGTCCCAACTCTTTTGGCGAAAAACTCGCAGGGATTCTTGGGCTTTCTCGATTTGCCACGTCCACTATGGCATGGCGCAATGTAGTTCGTGAGGCGTCCAAATTCACCAAGGACGACAGCGTGAACACCGAGTCCTCAGCGCTCTTCTCGGAAGGTACATCCGACTATGAAGAAGCCAAAGCAACTGAGGATTATGCGTCTCTCCTGCGACAAGTGATGATCTCTAATGCCGTTGGAGCGGTCGCCAACGTTGGCACGTCTCTTGATCGAGCAAGTGAATCGTCAGCCGTCAAGGTGATGGCTTATGACGACCTGATCGCGATGCGCGACACACTCTTGCAGACGATTGATGAGGAGATGTTCAAGACTGACAGCGATGAGGTCTATCAAGCCTTGTTGGATTGTCGTGCCTCAGTCTTTAAAGATCTCACTACCAAGGCTGAATCTCAAGCTCGACTCTTTGAAATCACGCCTACAGGGGTTTTTCCTGCTCTGGTGATCGCCTATGACATCTACGAAGATGCAGGTCGTGACCTTGAAATTGTTGGACGTAACAACATTGTGCGTCCAGGATTCGTGCCAGTGGCACCATTAAAACTGCTGAGTAAATAACGATGGTTGTAGATAACGATACTGTGACTGTTGAGGTGAACGGCAAAGAGTTCCGATGGTGGGAGGGGGTCACGATTGACCTTGAGCTGACAAACATCACTCGAGAGTTTGCCGTGTCGTTTACTCAAGACTTCTCTCGGGAGACACCATCAGCTTTTGATGGGCTTCCGCGTGTAGGGGATGAGGTGAAGTTGTGGGTTGGAGAAGATCTTTTGTGTACTGGCTACATCACCAAGTCTCAGTCGTCCTATTCAAGCTCCTCTGTCACGTTGAGTATTAATGGGGCTAGCAAAACGATAGATCTGGTCGAATGCACGCTCCCAATTGGGGCAAAACATCGCGTCTCTAACGTCTCGCTCAAAGACGGTGTGGAGATGCTTGTGAAGAACTATGGAATCAAGGTCGTCGATGAGGTCAAATCCTCCAAGAAAGTCTCGCTCGATGTGTCGCCGACCAAAAAGATTAAATCAGCCCTAGAGGAATTGATCCAAGGGCAGTCGATCATCCTTACCGACAACGGCAATGGTGATCTGGTCATGACTACGGCGGGTAAAGGCGGGCTGGCTCATGATGCTTTGAAGCTTGGCAAGAACGTCCTTGAAGGCTCTCGGAGCGTTGATGGGAAGAACCTTTATTCGTGCTATGTGGTTGTGGGTCAATCGGTCAATGGAGACAGCGACAAAGCTGTGACGGCCAATCAATCGAAGGTAAGTGCCTCCATCAATGGGGTGCGCACTCGAGAGCGCGTATACCAACAGAGTGGCGACGCTAACATGGGATCTATGCTCCAACGAGCCACGCTCTTGAAGAACCATGCTCTTGGGGCTTCTGAGTCGTATGAATACACCGTCCAAGGCTGGAGGCAGTCCAACGGTGGCTTGTGGAGTCCAAACACCACAGTTCAGGTCTATGACGACATCTTTAGAACTAGTCAGGTGTTCCTAATTGACCACGTCACGCTGACTAAGGACAACTCAGGGACGAAAAGTAAGCTGCATCTGATTCACCCAGAGGCTTTGTTGAACACTGATGTTCCTGACCTTCCAAAGAAGGCTAGCACGTCAAGCAACGCTTCTTACCAGTTCACTCATAAGGGTGAGACTGGAGAGGCTCAATGGACTAAATAGCATGAATCTCAGTGATCTTGGCGAGCGCATTTGGGCGCTCTTGAGTCGTGGTCGTGTGACTGGTGCTGATGGCAACAAGCCTATGCGAACGCTCCAACTTGAACTCTTATCTTCGGATGCCAGAGACAATGTTGAGCACATGGAACCATACGGTTTCACAAGTGAGCCGTTTATGGAAAGCGAAGCATTGGCCGCGTCCCTTTCGGGCGACCGAAACCATACGGTTGTCATTACCGTGGCTGATCGACGATACCGCCTCAAAGCCCTTAAACAAGGTGAGGTAGCGATCTTTGACGACCAACATCGAAAGGTGCACCTTACCCGAGATGGCATTGTGATCGATGGGGTTAATTCGCCGATCACCATCAAAACTGGTGGCACCGTGGACGTAAAAGGACAAGCCATCAATCTGACGGCGTCCAACATCAAATTGAAGGCTAGCAATATCGCGCTTGATTCGCCAATGGTCAATTCCAGTGGCGCGATGAAGTCGGTCGGTGATGTGTCTGGTGCAGGCATTAGCCTCAGTCGTCACACCCACCAAGGCGATAGTGGTGGCACGACAAGCACACCTAACTAAGGAGTGGTGAAGTGGAATATTTCATCAATGGGAAAGCATCGACGTTGAGCGATTACCAAGGTGATCAGCTCGAACGAGCCGTGATCATCAGCCTATTTACATGGCGCAGGGCAGATCCTGATGACAAGTTGCCAGGATCCAGCAAGTACGGTTGGTGGGGTGACACCTACGCTGAGGTCAAAGGCGATCGCATTGGATCCAAACTTTGGTTGCTTATGCGCTCAAAGCTCACTAACGAAGTATTGGCTCAAGCAAAAGAGTATGCCGAAGAGTCGTTGCAGTGGCTGATAGAGGATCGAGTGGCAACTTCTGTGACGGTTGAAGTGGCGCGTGGCGGGTTAGACCAACTCAACTTGAAAGTGATTATTGCGAAGCCCGATAAATCTGAATTGAATTTGAGATTCCAGAACGTATGGGAGAAATAAATGCCTTTTGAACGTCCTTCTTTAGAGAAGATCACCAACCGCATTAACGCCGACCTAGAGGCACGGTTGAAAGTCTCTCAGCTACGTCGATCTGATGCCAAGGTATACGCCCAAGTGCTTGCTGGCATCTCTCACGGTCTTCACGGATTCATCGAATACATCGCGAAGCAGTTGTTTTTTGATTCCGCAGAAGGTGAATTCCTCGATCATTGGGGCTCGATCTTTGGGATATACCGAAAAAGCGCATCTAAGGCCACTGGTGAGGTGGCCTTTGTTTTTACTGGTAAGGACGCAGTGGAAATCCCGATTGGATCTATCCTCCAGTCTGAGACTGGTCAGCAATACCAAACTACGAGTCCTGCAGTTGGGGCTCTCGTCCATGTAGAGGCACTTGTCGCAGGGACAGCAGGCAACCTTTCCTCTGGAGAGCAGCTTTCCCTCATCTCCACGATCTTGGGCGTGCAGTCGACTGTGGCGTCCAACGGTATCGGTGGAGGTGCTGAAAAGGAAAACGATGATTCATTGCGTACACGCCTTTTGGCTCGCGTTCGAGAACGCCCCCACGCAGGGACGAAAGCGGACTACGAGGCTTGGGCTTTGGAAGTGCCAGGCGCCACACGAGCTTGGGTATACCCGCTTGAAGGTGGCGACGGCAATGTGGTCGTCCGATTCGTTTGTGATGGCTTAACCAACATCATTCCTGATGCCCAGATTATCGAGAAGGTTCAGAACCATCTGGATGAAGAGCGACCAGTGACGGCTCGAGTAAAGGTCTATGCCCCATCGACGCAAAAGATCAACTTCACGATCTCCAATCTTGAACCAGAAAACGAGACGGTTAAGGCGCGTATTCGTGAGGCTTTGATCTCGCTCTTTAAGCAAGAATCCGCGCCAGGGAAGCGCCTTTATCTGTCGCATATTCGAGCGGCCATTAGTGGCGCAGCAGGTGAAGTTGACCACACGTTGGTTAGTCCTGACGCAGATATCGTGCCAAAGACTGGTGTCTTGCCAATGGTAGGAGATATTACATGGCGGTAACGGCTCAAGAGTACACACAACAGATCAAGCAGATGCTTCCTCAGGGGTTGGCTTGGAATGCTGACGACACTGCATCGTGCATGGCTTTGATGTTGGAGTGTTGGGCGATGGAGTTCTCTCGCATTGACGGCCGTGTAGAAGCCCTCATCAATGAGGCAGATCCTCGACTGTGCATTGAGACGTTCCAAGAGTGGCTCACTCAATGGGGCGTGCCTGACGATTGCTTGAAGGCTTGGGGAACGGTGCTCATGGATGAGTTAAGCCCTCAGATGTTGCGACAAGCCCTCGTCCAAAAGGTCACCACGATTGGGAGTCAGTCGATTCGCTTCTTTGTCGAGATGGCGAAAAGTTATGGCTACTCCATCTACATCGATGAGTGCCGTCCATTCATGACGACCTCGACCGTCATGGACGCGCTCTACGAGACGCCGAGTTGGTATCACCACTGGCACGTCAAGATCTTCACTGGGCAAGCAGGGAAGGTCTTCTATCACGACACCTTAGGCAACGTCAAAGAGCCTCTCTCTTGGTGGGGCGACAAGATCATTGAGTGCTTATTGCGTCGTTACGCTCCTGCTCACACTGTTTTGCATATTGGTTATATCCAAGGTTAATAGGAAAGTAAAAATGGATCGTGTATTTCAATCTGGCGCAATAGCCACGCCACCGAGCCCGCCGAATGCTGAAACGTCGAAGGGTTATCCAACCAATGGGAGTGCCTCTGGTGGCATCTCTGCCACGATTGTGGGTGACCACTGGTATCACGGCATCACAGAAGAGCTTTTGAACGCCATTAAGGGTGGTGGAGTCACGCCTGATATCAATCAGCTTGACCAGCTCAATCGCTCAATCGAGAACCGCATTAATCAGCGATTTAACGACCTTAAAAAGGCTCTTGAGCAGTCGGTTGCCGATGTGATGGGTCGAGTTGGTCAGCTTGGCATCCCGACTGGCGCAATCATGGCGTTTGACTTAAACGGCGCGCCGAATGACGGCTTCTGGCTTCCTTGTGACGGTCGCGCAGTCTCCCGCCAGACTTACGCTGCACTCTTTGCAGCAATTGGCACCCGACATGGCGCAGGTGATGGCCGAACAACGTTCCATCTACCTAATCTCAATGGACTTGTCCTTCAGGGCGCCAATGGTGGAAACGTTGGTCAGCAACTCGCACCTGCGATTCCGAATATTTATGGCACGTTCGTGGCATCCCCTGGCACTGATAGTGCTCCTCGTGAGGCTAACGGGGTCTTTGCCTTCGATGGTCAGCAATTTAATGCCGCCATTAAGCGTGGCGGTAGCGACAACTGGGCGTCTCGCTTCACCTTTGATGCCTCTCGCTCCAGTGGCGTATACAAGAACGGCGTGAACACGGTTCAACCGCCCGCCATGCTCGCTTACTTCTGCATCCATATCTAAGAGGTGAACAATGGATTTCCTTTATTTAGCAGATACTTCTGACACGCCACCGACAAAGCCACTTAACCCTGCGACAGGCTATCCATCGAATGGAGATCCAGTCAATGGGAAAGCACCGACAACGCTTGGGGCTTGGATCTTTTATGCGTGGAGCGAAGAATTCAAAAACTTGTTGACCACATTAGGTATTGTTCCAGATGCAAACAACCTTCATCAACTAGCGGACTACTTCACGCGGTACAAGGCTGAAATCGCCGCTATGTTACCGGGCGATATGACCGACTACGCGACAAAGATGAAGGATATCGACAACAAATTATCGAACCTAGATTTGTTTAAGCGGACTGCAGAAAGCACCTATGCCAAGACAGCAGACGTGGACAAGAAGCTTGGTAGTTACGTAACGAGTTCCTCGCTTACCACAACACTTCAGCCTTATGCTCGCATCTCGGACTTAGCCCCGTATGCCAAAAAGACAGAGGTAGCGAGTACCTATGCCACCAAAGCTGAGCTCAAAGAGGTTAGTGCCAATGCAGGCAGTGGCGGAGATGTGGATTTGAGCGGTTATGTCTCGAAAGAAGACTTAACAACGAAGCTTGGAGACTATGCCAAGACAGCAGATGTGGATTCTAAGCTGAAAGGGTACGCGACTAAGGCAGATGTTAAGGCTTCTGCAAGCCAAGGAAATTTCATCAAGGCAAACGGAGACCGTGGGCAGATTGGTGGGTACTCTACGCAAAACGTTAGTGACGATTACCCTAATCCGTTCGTTGTTACAGTTGAATCCCCAGATGACTTATATGTGTATGCAAAAGCACGCCGCACGATCAAGTTTGTTGCTGGGAAGGAAAATCAAGTGGCTACTAAGGTAGTACACGTGCAATCTCACCGTACAAGCGGATGCGCAATCACGTGGGAAGGGTGCGTCTGGGCTGGCGGATCTGCTCCAGCTTTCGGCGTTCCAAGTGCGGTCTTAATTGTGGTAGCGCGGTTTTCCGCTGGCAAAGTGTATACCTCAGCATTCGTTAATACAGAAGGATAGCCATATGAAAATTTACCGATTTAACGACAAAGATTATTCCTCCGAGTGGGCGC